ATACCAATTGATCCAGCTGGAGCAAGCGTATGAGACTGACGAAGCTGTCCTAGCGCTCGCTGGTAGTAAATTGGATGCGTTCCAGCGTTTCGGAGTTGACCAAGTTACTGATGAGATGCTGCAAGGATCTATGACAATAGATGTTAATGTAGGATTCGGGGCAACTAATCCTCAGAAGCGCATAGAGAAGCTAACGCTAGGGATACGTACGATAGCTGAGTTCAACCCGCAGATAGTTGCTGGTTTAGACATGCGAGAAATAGCTACTGAAGTGTTAGGGTCACTCGGTTATAAAGGTGTTGATAGGTTCTTTCCAGGTCTTAAGAAGGATGGTGAGGAGGTTGATCCGCAAGTTGCGCAATTACAGCAGGAGTTACAAGCCGCTCAACAAGAACTGCAGACTCAGCAGCAGGCACAACAAGCGAAGTTCGACCATGAGAAAGCGATGCAGCAGATGAAAAACGAAGCTCAGTTACAGGCTGCGCAAGTAAATTCTGACGCGCAGATACAGATAGCGAGCATGAGTAGCGATGTTGAAATGACCCGAGAACAAATGAAGGCACGTATAGCTGAAATAGATGGGCAGCTTAAACATGCTAAGTCTGAAATAGAGCGCGGTAAGTTGATCAATGCTAGAGATGCGTTGTTGTGGAAGATGGATATGGAAGCTAAACAACTCGATACTGATCGCAGAGAGAGGTTGATGGCTAACCCAGATAATAGACAAGGTAATGTTATTATGAACGATAAATATGGAAGCATACCTGGACAGGAGGGATAATGGAGGATCGCGAAGAGCAAGAAGAAATTACGCGCGTAAGGCTAGGTAATGAAGCCCGCGCGTTCTATAATAGTTTGCTAGGTAAGTACTTAGTTAATAAAGCAGACGATATGATAGAGCAGAAGACGGTAGAGTTGATACAGTGCTCACCGACTGATGGAAATAAGAACTTAATACTTAGATCACAGATAGAAATCGGTGTGAAGTTTAAGCAGTGGCTTGACGAGGCAATAGTCGACGGGGCTAATACGGAGTTACAACTACGAGCGGAAGAAGTGCAAGCACGAGACAACGCTAATTATTAATTAATTTCCCTATCGAGAGACGGGAAGGAGACTAACATGGCAGTAGAAGAGAAAGAGTTCATTGAACCAGTAGTAATTAACCGAGATAAAGAAAGCGGAGAAGTAAGTACTGAGCCCGAAGTAGAAGTAGAAGCGGAGGAAGTAGAGTTATCAGTTCGAGATAGGATTGCCCAAAAATATGCTGAGGAACAACGAACAGCTATGGAGGATAACCAAGCTGAGGCTGAGGCTAAGCCTAAAACTGAAGTGGCTGAGGAAGTTGATGAAGAGTCTGAACAGAATGCGGACCAAACAGAGGTCATTGTAAACGGTCAACGATACATGGTTGATAATGATAAGATAGAAGCTGCTGGTGGGTTGCAAATTTACCAAAAAACCCGCGCTGCAAATGAGGGGTTGCAAGAAGTTGCAAAACAGCGTAAGCTATTAGAGGATGAACGGAATAAGTTCATAGAAGAACAACAAAACTATCAACAGAATCTACCTCCTGCTGGCGATGATTCACAAAATGATAGTTCTGAACAGCACGGTAATGGAACGCAAGATCTACCCTCTAATGAGGATGACATAACGCTAGTACGAAAATACCATAATGCTGTATACGATGGAGATGAGGACTTAGCACAAGAACTGTTAAGTACGATTTTGCTAAAAAGGAACGCACCGGTAGAGGCTCAACCTCGGGTTGATCCAAACGAGATCGCAGACTTGGCGGCGCAAAGGATTCGATATCAGCTAAAGGAAGAAGCATTCGCTACGGAAGTAGAGGAAGCTAAGGCTACATTCGATCTAGATTTTGAGGATATAGCGTTTGATCCGGCAGCAAGGAAGTTAGCAAATGATAAAACTATTGAGCTTATGAATTTGCATCCTGATTGGAGACCTATGCAGGTAACAACTGAAGCGGGTAACCAAGTAAGGGAATGGATAAATACGATTACCGGGAAACGTGCTACTACCGAAGTTGATAGTGGTAGCAAAGTTGAAGATAAGCGNAGATTGAGTTCGGTGAAGGCAGCAGGAGGNAGAGCAGCGGCAAAACCCCAGCCTCAGCCACAAACAGATAGCAGTTACGTCGAGAGCTTAAAAAAGGCTCGCGGGCAACTATAATTTATATTTAGGAGAAGGAAATGGCAGGTCAATTATGGCAAACTAATGCGGCGGGTGGTTTCATGTATTCTGGAGAACTTTCAGATACATTAAGAAATTCATTGCAGCCGATGACAAGATTCGTTCAGCATTGTGATGCAGACGATTTTACAAATAAAGGGTTACATGTAGGTGATGCATTCCAGTGGAATACATATTCTGATGTAGCTACACAGGGCGGTAAACTTAGTGAAAACCAGAAGATGCCCGAAACAGGTTTCACAATTGCCCAAAGTTCAGGTACCGTATCTGAGTTTGGTAATAGTGTTCCTTATTCTGGTAGACTAGATGATAGTGCAAGACACCCGGTTAAGCAGATTATTAACAAGGCACTTAAGAACGATGCTGTTAAAGCGTTTGAAGCTGAAGCATATGCACAGTTCGCGTTGTCTCCGTTAACTGTAACACCAACAGCTGGTAACAGTGCTACGGCAATTACATTAGAAACTACAGGTACGCCTACAGCTACTAATGCTATTGCGATGAACAATGTTCATGTTAAGTTAATCTCTGACCAAATGAAGGAAAGAAATATTCCTACATATTCGGATGGTAACTATCGTTGCTTAGGCCGTCCTACTACGTTCCGTGCGTTTAAGGATGACTTAGAAGCGATTAGCCAATATGTTGATTCCGGTTTCCAGATGATTCTTAACGGCGAAATTGGCCGTTCATATGAAGGCATTCGTTTCTTCGAGCATACCTCTATTGCGTCACAGGGTTGGACTGGTGCAGTTTCTGACCAGGCATTCTTCTTCGGTGAAGATACTGTGATGGAAGCAATCGTTATTCCACCTGAGATTCGCGGTAAGATCCCAGGCGATTACGGTCGTGATAAAGGTGTAGCATGGTACGCCCTTGAAGGGTTTGCATTGGCACACACTGATGCAGCTCAAGCTCGCATTGTTAGATGGGATTCAGCGGCATAGGGATTTACACGGTATACAAGATACAAGATACAATATACGTGGTATACTTCTGCTTTTAACAGGAGTATACGCAATGGATATAAATTTAGAATTAAAAGAGAGGTTCTCTGAAAAATGGGAACTTAATAAAACAAACAACTGTTGGGAGTGGACAGCATCATGCACCCCTAATGGGTACGGACAGATAAAACGTCCGCATGAAAGGGGTCAGATACCGGCACATAGGTTATCATACTTAATTCATGTTGGGGATATCCCGGATGGGATATATGTCTGCCATACTTGTGACAACCGTAAATGTGTTAAGCCTAGTCACCTGTTTTTAGGGACAGCTGACGATAATGCTAAAGATATGGTTCGTAAGAATCGTCACACACATGGTGTTACAGGTCATAATGTTAAACTGAATGACAATAAAGTCAGAAGGATCCATTCGCTTTATGAAAGCGGTATTTCTCAGGGCGATATTGCTAAATCTTTCGGGGTAACACAAGGTACGGTTTGGAAAATTCTACATGGACATAAATGGAAACACGTGTATAATGATATTAATAAGGTTAAAGGAGATATATAAATGAGTTATTCAAATCCAACTTCTGCAACGTATCGTTTTCCAGCTGCTGCTTTAGCAACTGCTGCGATTATTGGTAGAATTGTAGGTCCAGCTGGAAAGTCTGGACGTTTAGTAGATGTCGCGTCTGTTGTTACAACAGGTGTTACAGCTGCTGCGGTTACAGTTGATGTAGGTACTACAGGTGCAGTTGCATCTGCGGGCACAGCTACTATTCCTGTATCAGCCGCTGCTGCGGTATCTAATAATGCGGTTTTAGTAAGTCAACACATCTTAGCTGCTGACACTGTAGTTGAAGTTTCAACTAACGGTGAATGTACTGCTGGTGCTGCTGATTTATTAGTAACTATTGATTGGTATTAAGGAGAGTTAGCATGATTGATAAATTAGGACTGACTGAAAAGAGCCCTATTGACAAAGAGCAGAAATTGCGTAAAGAAACTGATTTAAAATCTCAGCGTCCTGAAGCAAAGACTGAGTCAATAAGTTCTGACAGAGGTACGTTTAAGAATAAGTGCTAGACACTTAGACTTTAACTTAGTATAATTAAAGGGGCTTCATTGCCCCTTTTCTTTAGGAGATAAAAGATGATACAATCTGTATATAGGCCGCTTCTTCAAGATGGCGGACGTAGGGAAGGACATAATGCCGATAGAGATTACTCAATCCGTTATGGTAAGAATTCTCTAGCCACAATTGAAGATGATTCAATAGATGGTGAAAGTGAAGAAGGTTCAATGGGTGGTGAAAGTGAAGACGATAGTGACGATAACGAACCTATCGAGACTATGATGATTAATCAAGGTTTAGTAGAGAGGAAAAGTTTATGACTGCACCAATTAAATTAGATAAGAACAAACCTTATGGTGAAGTTTCAGGTATGCCNGGTGTTAAGTANGCGCAAGGCGGTAAGCTGTTTGATCCACAGGGTAATTTAGTTAAAAAGCCAATCAGCACAAGGTAAATAGCAATGGCTAAGTCTACGTACCTAGAGTTGGTAAATCGAACAGTTAGGGAGTGCGGCATTTCAGGTGGAACCACTTCGTCTGTAACTGGTCAGATAGGTATTTTACAGAAGATGGTTGTGTGGGTAGCTGAAGCTGATTTATATATACAGCGCTCTTTACGTGACTGGAATTTCCTTCATAGTACGTATTCAGTAAATACAGTATCAGCTGTAGCAGATTATGTTAAACCTACGACTGTAGGTACGTGGGACTTAGACTCTTTCTATTTGGACTTCGGTACATCGAGTGCTCAAAAGTTATTAAAGCTAGATTATTTAGATTGGCGTAGATCAATAGGAGCGTTTGGAGATGTACAATCCACCGCACCATCGTATATTGTTATTAGGCCTAATGGCGATTTAATACTTAGCGCTATACCTTCAACTGTTAGGGGGTTATACGCTGAATATTGGGCGTTACCTACTAAACTGGTAGCCGGCACTGACACTAGCGCCATACCTGAGCAATTCGAGGATGTAATAGTTCATAGGGCTAAAATGTTATACGCGCAACATGAAGAGGCCATCGATATGCTCAAGGCAGCGGCTACAGATTATGAGTTATCATATAAGGACTTGATGTCTAATCAAGCTCCTAATCTTCTAGCACTTAATACTGCATCAAGTGATATAGTAGTCGGGGTTATGTAATGGCTCAGAAGACGTTCCCGTTTGTCCTTAAAGGTGGTATCGATTTAGACACCCCTACGCTTCGGAAAAAACCTGGTAGCTTAATAGATTGTGTTAACTATGAAGCTGCTAATGAGGCTGGATATCAGAGTGTGGAAGGGTATGAAATATTCGATGGCAGCCCTGCTCCATCTTCGGCTACGTATTTTATAATCGAATATACGGCAGGGGCAGTATCCCCCGCAGTAGGAGATACTATTTATGGTGGTACTTCAGGTGCAACTGCTAAAGTCTTAGCCATAGAATTAGATAGTGGAGCATGGGGTACATCAAATGCGGTAGGGCGCCTCGCTGTGACAAAAGTTACAGGGACATGGGTTACTGCTGAGACCATAACTAACTTAGGTGCAACTGTAACGTATGCAACAGCTAATAGCACTGCTTCTGAAAATGGATCACTCGATGATACGCTAGACGTTACATATACGAAGTTAGCCCGCGAGGATTTCAGAGCTGATATACAAGGCGTAATAGGTTCAGGTTCTATACGAAGTATATTTGTTCTTAATAGTATTGTATACACAATTAGGGATAATGCTGGAGCTACACAAGGAGTATTGTGGAAGTCATCTTCTGTTGGATGGGTTACTGTACCACTCGGAGGAGATTTAACATTCAATACAGGTACAACAGCCGAACCAGCTGTGGATACAGTTGTCACAGGTAGTACGTCCGGGGCAACGGGTACGGTTACAAGGGTTGTACTTAATTCAGGAGCATGGACTACTAATGATGCTCTAGGTAGACTGTTTTTACATACTGTTACCGGCACTTTTACTGACGGCGAAACATTAACGTGGGCAGGCGGTAGTGCAGTTGCGTCAGCCACTGGAGCTTATACAGCTAATGTGTTACCTGCAGGTGGAAGATACGAAACTATTCTACACAACTTCGGTGGGCAGGTAGAAACTCAGGCTATATATGCAGCTAATGGTGNCGGTATGGCTTTTCGTTTTGATGGAACTAGCTTCTCGTATCTATACACAAACCCAACTATAGGGGCGAATGTAACAGACTTTCCTACGCATGTGTTTGCACATAGGGAACATTTATTTTTAGTCGGTCCGAGCATCCATTATGCACTCAGCTATCGGTAAGCCTTTAGATTATTCTTTAGTCAAATGGTGCAGGAGAAATCGCAGTCGGTGACAATATAACAGGGATGGCCAATGTACCNNGGGAAGGATTTAGCTGTATTTTCTAGGAATTCTATGCGATTAGTTCGCGGTACTAGTATAGTGGATTGGCGGGTAGATTTATATTCAAGGGAATCAGGTGCTATAGAATGGACTATACAAGACATGTCAGATGCGCCTAAATATTTAGATGATAGGGGTATTATGTCAGTGCGCACAACCGCTGCGTATGGTGATTTTAAGCTTAGTTCTATAAGTTTATTAGTAGAGCCGATTCTTCAAGCGAAGAAAGGGCTTATATTAATGACGTTACGTTGTAGGGAAAAGAATCAGTATAGAATGTTCTTTTCGGATAAAACAGGATTAACAATGCGGGAAATGGGATCAAAGAAAGGGTATTCTTTCACTCGGTTCGAATTTCCTGATCAAATGGTTTGTGCTATATCTGCGGAGGATTCTCAAGGTATAGAACGATTATATGTTGGCGATGATGCGGGTAATGTATATGAGCTAGATAGCGGCGAATCTTTTAATGGTGGTACGATTGACTATGCTATGCGTNTGTCNTTTACTGATGTAGGATATTCGAGTCATAGGAAACGGTTCTTTAAGACTACTATAGAAGTTGAGTCCCCATACGCTCCTAATTTATCATTCACTCCTGATTTTTCTTACGGGGATCCCGAGTACCCTGGTAGTATTAATTACCAAGATAGTACGCTCCAAAACGCCGGTGGGTATTGGGGTGGCATTGACACCGTGTGGGGTAGCTTTTATTGGGATGGAGCTAGTATAGGCGAAGCGGTAGCATACCTAGATGGGTCAGGAAAGAACATCAGTATGCTTATAGCAGGTACATCGGATTATGGGTTGCCACATAAAATACATGAGGCCACAATACATTATGGAATAAGGGGACTTAAAATCTAATGGCTAATGAATACTATACACACACAGCATACAACATACCAGCTAATTCTAGAGCTAGATCACAACAAATAGATAATATCGGTCAAGCTATCGAAACTGGGCTAGATAAAATGCCTACAGAGGCGGAACTTAAATCTGGTAGCAGTACGGTAGGTGTTGATTCAGGTATAGCTGACGCATATGTAGTAACTAGAACATACACATTAACTGCATTGTCTGATGGGCAAAAAACTGAGTTTAAAGTTACTAATGCTAATACNGGGGCNAGNACNCTTAATATCGATGCCCTTGGAGCTAAGTCTATTACGTTTAGCAATGGTGATGCGCTAGTAGCAGGTGATTTACCACTTAATCACTGGGTTGAAGTGGTGTATGCCGTTAGTTCTGATACGTATATAATTAATAATACTAATGCTGGTGTAGCGACTAGAACATCGGCAGACGCCGCGCAAACAGCCTTAGATGTTATAGCTACTAACGCAGACGCAGTAAGCACTAACGCAGATGTAGTAAGCACTAATGCTGATGTAGTAAGTACTAATGCTGATGCAGCGCAAACAGCGTTAGATAAAATAGCTACTAACGCAGA